GGCATTGATTTGATACTCCCTGCTACCACCATGAAGCTGCTGCAGGACCGCACGGTCACAGTGGCTGCAACAACCGGCCAAGCGGTCATTGATGCAGGTGACGGCATCACTATCTACAGCCGCCTCCTTGACGGCAAATACCCAGACGTGGCAGCGCTAGTGCCTGCCAGCTTTGAGCACGCCATGACCCTCGACCGGCACCGCTTTGCCCGCTGCCTGGAGCGTGTCGCCCTGATCGCAGAGGCGCATAACTCCGTGGTCAAGCTGGTCGCCGCTGCTGGTGCGTTGGCCATCACTGCCGAGGCCGATGCCAACAACGGCAAGGAGCTGATCACCTACGAAGGCACCGCAACCGGCACCTGGGCGTTCAATGTCCATTACCTGCTCGATGGCCTTAAAGCCATGCGGCAAGCGGAGACTGTTATACTGTCGGCCAATAGTGCAACAACGCCGGTCGTGCTAAGGCCGACTAGCATGACGGAGCAGACTTATCTCATCATGCCGATTCAAATCCGGGAGTAATACAATGGCGCGCAAGTGCAACAATACAGAGTCAGAACAGCGCACAAATGCTGTCTATGACTTGCTCTTGCGCGCTCACAGTAGAAAGCAAATCATTCAGTTTGCCGCAGAAAATTGGGGGATAGGTGATCGTCAAGTTGATTCCTATATCGCCCGCGCTCGTGAGCTCCTGTCTGCTGATGCCAAGATGGAGCGCTCTCAGTGGCTTGAGGCTGCGGTTGCACGAGCAATGGAATACGAGCGCCGCGCTGCCGAGAAGGATCAGCTCAACACGGCGCTGATTGCACTGGACAAACAAGCCCGGTTGCTGCGGTTTGAGATGTCATGAGCCTGTTGGCAGGCATCTGCGAACCAGGGCCGCTGCTTGCGTTCATGCAGCAGCAGACGCCAGAGGACACTGACGATCTACTCGATCGCATCCGCGCTGACCTGCACCCCGGCCAGCTTGAGTTTGTGGATGACACCGCTACGCAGATCCTTGGCATCAGTGCGGGCTACGGCGCTGGCAAGACTAGGGCGCTGTGCGCTAAAGCCGTGATGCTGGCTGCGGTCAATCAGGGCTTCATTGGCTGCGTCATGGAGCCGACTGGACCGCTGATCCGGGACATTTGGCAAACGGACTTTGAGGCCTTCCTTGAGGCATACAACATCCCGTACACGTTCAGGGCGTCGCCGTTGCCGGAGTACATGCTGCACCTGCCAGGTGGTGACACCAAGATCCTGTGCCGCAGCTTTGAGAACTGGTCGCGCATCATCGGCCTAAACCTTGCTTGGGTGCTGGCTGACGAGATCGATACGGTGACGCCAAGCATTGCCAATAAGGCATTCCCAAAGATCCTTGGCCGACTCCGCAGCGGCAATGTCCGGCAGTTTGGCGCGGCATCCACGCCAGAGGGCTTCCGGTGGATGTGGAACACGTTTGGCAGCGATGAGGCAAAGCAGCGGCCAGACCGGCAGCTGATCAAGATGCGCACGGCGGACAACCCGCACCTGCCGCCGGACTTCATCGAGCGGCTGGAAGCCAACTACGACCCAAGCCTGCTGCGGGCGTACCTCGATGGCGAGTTCGTCAACCTGACAACTGGGCAGGTGTATGACCGCTTCGATCGGGCGAAGCATGTCACGGCCGCAGTGCCCGATATCACCCGCGAGCCGGTGCGCGTTGGCATCGACTTCAACGTGGGCAACATGTCTGCCGTGATCGCTGTGCGGCTGAACAACGGCCTGCTGGTGATCGACGAGATCGCAGGTGCCCATGACACCGATGCATTAGCGCAAGAGATCCGCCGCCGGCACCCGCAGCAGCAGGTCTACATCTACCCAGATGCCAGCGGTGGCAGCCGCAGCACCAACGCAAGCCAGACCGACATCCAGATCTTGGAGTCCTACGGCATGTCCAACCAGTCACCACGGAGCAACCCGCCAGTGCGTGACCGCGTAGCAGCCGTGCAGGCGCTGCTAGAAAACGGCAAAGGGCAGGTGCGGCTACAGGTGGCGCAGGGCTGCCGTCGCGTGATCGAGTGCCTAGAGCTGCAGTGCTATAGCGACAAGGGCGAACCGGACAAGGACGCGGGCTTTGACCACATGAACGATGCGCTCGGGTACCTGGTGTGGCGTGAGTTCAACCCGCTGCATGCCGGCGCTGGCCGCGGCACTGGCGTCAGGCTTTACTAGGGTTGACCACGGCGGCCAAAGGTGGTATCTTTTGCTCACGGCCAGCACGGCCGCCCACCTACCATCCCAACCATGACCACCAATCCTTGGATCAACCGCTTCGCCGCCCTGGCGCTGCTGTTCATGATGTATGCCGTCGGCATCAGCGTTGGCCGCGATCAGGCTGTGCAGGCGCATCACAACCACCCGGCCTGTCATCAGGGACTGAAGCCGTAAACTGACGGCATTGTCAGCAGCTAGCGGTCGTGTATAGCGGGTACAACTTTTACGACCGGCCGCTAGCCCAGCGCACCGTATCTAGGGTTAATGACCCCAATACAAGCTGGTACGCGCAAGAGCCACATTGGATCCTGATTGAGGACCTATTGCAGGGCACCTACGGCATGCGCAAAAAGCATCGCCGTTACCTGCCGCAAGAGCCACGCGAGCTAGATGAGTCCTACGACAACCGCTTAGCCCGTAGCGTTTGCCCGCCGTATTACATCCGCCTAGAGCGCATGCTGGCCGGCATGCTGACCCGCAAACCAGTGCGGTTGGATGACACCGCCGACATCATCCGCGAGCAACTATTTGACGTAGACCTGCAAGGTAATGACCTTAATGTCTGGACCTATGAAACAACCCGTAAAATGGTCCGCTATGGCCATGTTGGTACATTGGTGGATGCACCAGCTAATGGGGGTAGACCCTATTGGGTGACCTACACGCCACGACAAATCCTTGGCTGGCGCACTGAGACCCAGGAAGGCCGACAGGTGCTGACGCAGTTGCGACTAGCGGAAGTGGTCACAGTGCCTGATGGCGAGTTTGGCGAGAAGGCAGTCGAGCAGGTTCGTGTCCTGACGCCTGGCGAATACCGCATCCACCGCAAGGCCGATAGCGGCGAGTTTACCGTCGTCGATGAAGGCCGCACCAGCCTCAGCGAGATCCCGTTCACAATTGCCTACGCGCAGCGGCATGGCTTCATGGAGTCACGCCCACCGCTTGAGGACATCGCAGAGCTGAACCTCAAGACCTACCAAGTGCAGTCCGACCTCGACAACCAGCTGCACATCTCAGCAGTGCCGATGCTGGCGTTTTACGGGTTCCCGTCAGCAGCAGAAGAGGTATCAGCTGGACCTGGTGAAGCGATCGCATTTCCCGCCGAAGGCCGCGCCGAGTACATCGAACCAGCAGGCCGCAGCTTCGAAGCGCAGTTTCGCCGGCTAGAGCAGCTTGCGCTGCAGATCAACGAGCTAGGCCTGTCGGCCGTGCTGGGCCAAAAGCTCAGCGCCGAGACCGCAGAAGCCAAGCGCATTGACCGCAGTCAGGGCGACAGCACCATGATGGTGATCGCGCAAAACATGCAGGACATGATCGACAACTGCCTGCAGTTTCACGCGCAGTACCTCGGCAATGCCACCGCAGCCGGTAGCGCTTACGTCAACCGCGACTTCCTTGGTGCACGCCTTGAACCGCAGGACATTGCCGCGCTGCTGTCGCTCTACACCGCTGGCACCATCAGTCAAGAGACCCTGCTGCGTGAGCTGGCCGAAGGCGACGTGCTGGGCGATAACTTTGATGTAGACGAGGAGCTGGAGGCCACATCCAATGCGGGGCTTGATCTACCGTCTTCTGGACAAGCTGACAGACTGGCTAGTGGACCTGATGATATGGATGGAGCCCAAGAAGCCCAGGAAACAGGAACTTGATTACACCGTCTGCGAGCTGCCTGATGAGGTGTTAGCTGTCATCCGGCTGACATGGTACAAAGACGGCAAGGCCGATGAAGTGGACGAACTGCGCATCATGGAAGACGGCCAGAACGGTTACGACGCCTTCGCTGCAGCAGTGCAGGGTGCATTAAACCGTGGCGCCAATGTAAGCATCAGGTCGCAATATCGCCCTGAGCAACTTGGTGTCATCTAATGGCTACACCAGAAGCGCTCTACCGCAATGCCATTGACCTGAATAGGTTCAGCAATAGCGTTGCGCGGCGCATCATCAATGCTTACAACGACATCATCATTGATGCAGTCAATCAACTGCGGACGATTGATGAGCTAGCAGCGCCGGTAAAAGCTGCCAGGCTGCGGGCGATTCTTGCGCAGCTAAAGGACAGCCTCGGCACTTGGGCAGGTGATGCGACGGAGATCACGGCCAGCGAACTGCAGGGCATCGCGCAGTTGCAGTCTGAGTTTGTGACCGAGCAGTTACGGCGTGCATTACCTGCTGGCGCTCGTGATGCAGTGCGCACCGTTGAGATCAGTCCACAGTTTGCGCAGAGTGTGGTCACGACCGATCCAACGCAGCTCAACGTGGTGGCGCTGAGCGATGACCTGTTTGCAGCAGTGCAGGGCGCACCGGCTACGTTCAATCTGACCGCTGCGCAGGGTGCCACGATCACGCTGCCCAATGGTGAAGTAGTCACC